GTGAGCATCTTCATCGGCACGCTTTCCGACAGCGGCGGAGTGCAGGCGTTCCTCGCGTCGCTCAGCGAACTCTGGAAGGGGCTCACGCAGCTCGGTCAGGGATTGGCAGACGCAGTAACCGGTTTCCTTGCGGTCGGTCAGAACGGTGGCGCCGCAGCCTCCATCGGCCAGCTTGTGGGCGACGCCTTCAACGCCGCCGCCCCATTTGTCGAAAAACTCGCGTCCACATTGCAGTCGCTCGGTGATTGGGCGAGCGAACACGGCGATGCGATACGAACCGTCATCGCTGGCATCGCAGGTGGTTTCGCAGCGTTCAAGACGGCGAGCCTCATATCCGCAGCCGTCACCGCATTGAAATCGTTCGACGTGGCGGCGAAAATCGCCGCAGCCGGACAATGGGTTCTCAACGCGGCAATGAACGCAAACCCAATTGTTCTCGTTGTCACCGCGATAGGCGCGCTCGTGGCCGCGCTCGTCTGGTTCTTCACGCAGACCGAGACGGGCCGCAAGGCGTGGGCCTCGTTCACCTCGTTCCTCTCATCCGCATGGCAGTCGGTGGTTTCGTTCGTCACGAGTCTCGGCCAGAACATCGCCAACTTCTTCACGCAGACAATCCCGAACGCGATCCAGTCTGTCATTCAATGGTTCCAGCAACTGCCTTCCGCGATCGGGACGGCGTTGTCGAACCTGATTACGTCGATTGGCACGTGGGCGGTGAGCTTCGGCCAGTCGGCGTTGCAGGCGGGACAGCAGTTCGTCTCGAACATAGCGAACTTCCTCACGAATCTTCCGGCGACGATAGCCTACTGGCTCGCCTATGGCATCACGTTCGTGGTGCTGTGGGCCGCGCAGCTCGGCTCTCAGGCGATTTCTGCGGGCCAGCAGTTTCTCGCGAACCTCGGCTCCTACATCTCGCAGGTGCCCGGACGCATCGGTGCCGGGCTTTCCGGCGCGATAAGCGCGGTCGGCTCGTTCGCCAGCAGCATGGCATCCGGCGCGCTTCGCGCGGGCCAGCAGTTCCTGAGCAATCTGGTCAACACGCTTGCATCCATACCGGGACGCATGGTGTCCATCGGCTCGCAGATCGTGCATGGCATTATCAGCGGCATCACGGGCAGCATCGGCAAAGTTGGCAGCGCCATTCTCGGCGGCGTGAAAGATGCCATCTCCGGCGTGAAGAACTTTCTCGGCATCCACTCGCCGTCACGCTTGTTCCGTGACCAGATAGGTCGGAACATCGGTCTCGGTCTCGCCCAGGGCATCAGCAACAGCCAAGCCGCCGTCATGTCCAGCATGAACGGCATGGCCTCGGACATCGCCTCCACACGGTTCACGACTCCCGATGTAGCCACCGGCTACGGTCTGAGCCCGACCAGAGCCTCCGTCTCGACTGGCGGCGAACCGTTATCTGGCGAACTGCTCGGCGAACTCCTGTCGGAACTGCGCGCGCTGCACGCGGATATGCCACTGATTATGGAGAAGCTTGGCATCGAGGTGGATGGTCGTGAACTCGGAAGGGTGATACGCAATGCGATCGCTTAGTTATATATGCGCCTCGACCGGTGAGACGATCCCACTGGAAGGGCCCGATACCTGGGCCCAGACGGCGGATGGGCTGCGCGGTCGCGAATGGTCGTACACCATCGGATACCGGAGTCTGACCGGAGTAAGTCGTACGGCGCGCGAGGCCGAGCTTGACCTAACCTATGTCCGCTGCCCCGAGAAGGTGGATTCGACGCGCCGCCTGTTCGATGCCGACGTTGCCGCAGGAACGCCGGGCATGTTTGATGCTGACGGCTGGACGACTCGCGCCTACGTGGTCAAGGCGGAGCCGCAGACCATCACGCCGGTGATAATCCAGCAGAAGCTCACCGTGGTCATGCTTGACGGCATCTGGCGTAAGGCCGGGGAATCGCAGCACTTCTGGAGCGACGTGCTCACGCCCGGACTGGACCTCGACTATCCGCATGATTATCCGCATGATTATCTGGCGACCACGAGGAATGCGGTGGCCTCGAATCCCATGCCCACTGCCATGCCGTTCCAGATGGTGATATTCGGACCGGTGTCGAACCCGCAACTCACGTTGGGCGGCAACACGTACGCGCTCGACATGGACATACCCTCGGGCTCCTACGTGACCGTCACCTCGATTGCAGGCCGTCGCACCATCGTCATGACCGCCGAGAACGGCGACGAGACCAACGTGTTCGACAAGGGCCGGCGCGGAACCGGTCTCAACGGGGGCGAATACATCTTCCAGCCGATACCGGCTGGCGATTCCATCGTGCAGTGGAGCGGCTTCGGCGTCGATTTGACCGTCTATCAGGAGGAAAGCGAGCCACCATGGCGGAACTGATCGTCACCGATGCGAGCCACGTGGACCAAGCCAGCCTTGAGGACTTCACGCTCGACGCCGCGTGGGGCGCGGACGAGAACGATTTCGAACTGACCGTGGACCGGCTCATCGATGCCGGTAGCTACGTGTATTTCGACGGCGGCGAATGCGGGGGCGTCGTGGACTCCCTGAAGGACTCGCTGAAGGACGGCCGCAGCACCCTCACCTACGGCGGTCGCACGTGGCACGGCATGTTGGCGAACAAGATTTTGGAGCCTGATAAGGGCAAGGATTATCTCACCGTGAGCGGCACGGCCAGCACGGTCATCGGCTCGCTCATCAGTCGCGTCGGCCTTGACGGCGTGTTCGACGCGGTGGACTCGCCCACTGCCGGCGCGCAGACCATCAAAAGCTACCAGTTCGACCGTTACGTGGATGCGTACTCGGGGCTGCGGAAGATGTGCGCCGCGTCTGGCCTCAAGCTGCGGCTCGCCTACGCTTCCGGGAAGGTCCGCGTCTGGGCCGAACCGGCAGCGCATTACGGCGACTCGATTGACAGCGACCTCATCGATTTCGACGCGACCCGCACGTGGCGCAAACCGAACCATCTCATCGGCCTGGGCAAGGGCGATTTGGCCGCGAGAACCGTCGTCCACTGGTATGCGGACGCCAAAGGCAATGTCAGCCAATCCCAGTCGCTCAAGGGCGTGGACGAGATAACGCAGGTCTACGACTACAGCAACGCCGAAACCGCCGAACTGAACCAGAAGACACGTGAGAAGTTGCAGGAACTGCAATCCGAGGGTGATGTGAAGGTCACCGTCCGTGATGACGCGAACGTGGTGTTCGACGTGGGCGACACCGTGACGGCGCGCGACAATCTCACCGGCATCACCGTCAACGCTTCGATAACCAAGAAAATCGTCAAGGTCTCGGGCGGCGTCTTGTCCGTCGATTACGAGGCCGATTAGGAAGGGGGCCATTATGGCGCGTATCGACAATGCGACGGTCATGCAATGCGACCGTTGCGGCAGAAACAAATGGTACAAGGACTTGGACGACCCGGATATCAAGACGTGGTACAACGTCAACCGGCTGGACTCCACCGGCACGGGCCACGACTACCTGTTCTGCGATCAGGATTACGCGGACTATGTGAACAAGCTCAAGGACTTTGATAACAGCTTCGACAGTTGGATGCAGAACGGAGGCAAGCGGAATGGTTGAACTCGTCACCGGTCATGCGGGCAAGGCGCACGCGACAGCGGAGCAGGCGGCGGGATTGAACGCCGGCATCCTCGGCTTGGACGATTATGTCCTGAACGTGCACGACAAGTTCGAAATCACGGTAGTCAGCGCGAACAAGGTGACCATCGGCACGGGCGAGCTCGTCATGCAGGGCCGTCACGTCAGTCAGGGCACGCCCGAGGACCTGATCGTCACCAACGGGTCGCAGGGTCAGAAACGCAACGACCTCATCGTATGCCGCTATGCGAAGGGCTCGCAGTCGGTTGAGAGCGCGAAACTGGTGGTGGTCAGGGGCACGCCCACCACGGGCACGCCCGCCGACCCCGCCGTGAACACCACCAGCCCGTTGGACGGGGGCACCACCTACGACATGCCCTTGTACCGCATCCCGCTGGACGGCATCACCATCGGCACACCAGTCGCATTGTTCAACGTGTTGAAGCCGATGAGCGACGTGTGGGATTCCCTAACCCCTGTCACGGGCCAAGTCAAGATGCCGTATTCCGACAGGTATATCACTCTGGTTCGTGTCGGCCGTATTGTCACCGCCTGCGCGTATATCACGCTGACAAGCAATTTCACTCAGGTCAGCAACGTGTCCGTCAACGAGACAATCCCGAAGGGTTTCAGACCGTCCGGCGATTCCC